TTCTAATGCGAAAACCGCTCACAAGGTGCGGGTAGTTAATAGTCGATTTGAAGCATACGTCTGCCCGGTTTTTTGAAATATTCTTCATCGGCTTTTTTAGCCTCTTTCTTAATTTCGTTTGGAGCGTCATCCTTAATACTTCTATATCCGTTTTTTAAGGGCGTCATCCACTTGTAAAATTTTGCAAAAGTGTCAGTCATTTAATCAACTCCAATTATTATATTTACAACTTCCTTCGCTGTAGCTCTTGATTTCTTAGTCATACTCTCAGCAATACATTCGGAAATAAAATCATCTATGTTAGTCATGGAATATCTTGATACCGAATATTTTTTTATATCAATATCTATCGGTTCATTTAAACCATCCATTATTTTACTTATTTGCTCAAGTTTATCATCCCACAATGGGTCATTTAATCTGTGTTCAAGCTGTATTGCATGACCTATTTCGTGTCTAAAAGTATGCAAAGAGTGAGCAGAAGACCATTCACCTGATTTTTTCATTTCTTGTGCCTTTTGTGCATGCTTAGACAGTGCGTTTTTCTTGTTTGCAAATCTTAGCAAAAGTTCTCCTGAATTGTCATAAAATGCACCGTAATCTGATGAAGTTTTGGAATTAAGCACTCCAACTCTTGAAATGGTTGTTATCTTGCCGAATTTGTCCTGCATTTTTTCAAATTCATCGGTAAAATTTTCTTGAACAGCTTGCGTAACACCCTTTTCAAATTCTATTATATCATTATTTTCGGAATTTTCAACACTTCTGTTTGTATTTTCTGTATTGCTGTCAGATTTTTCAATTTCTGTGTCAGTCAAAAACTTTTGCTCTTGAGTATCAGATATTTTATGAACAGAATTTTTGTTTTGCTCTTCAAGCCTATCCGCCCTATCGTGCCACTCGTCTGCTCTTGCTTTAGCAAACTTCTTGTTATCCTCGTCAAGGCTGTATTTTGCCCTGCGGTCAAAGCGTTCGGCTTGTTTTTCTGCATGCTGTTGCTGTACTTCAAGTCCTCTTTGGCGGTCAAGCTCTGCAAGCTCGTCATCGGAGAGAGGTCCGCCCAAATCGTCAAGTTCAGGGTAGTAGGTGCTTGTGCTGTCCTTACAGCGTGGGTGAAAAAGTCCCTCCGCTATGGCGGTTGAAAGCAGCGGATAATCACCGTCCGACTTTTTGCCGTTTGAATACACATCATCAATAAACACCTTGCCGATATATTTTGCACAATCAGGGCAGCCGCCCTGCCTTGAGTTTACCACAACAAGGGAAAGCCCGTACTTCGCTCTTTCTTCACCTTCACCTCTTAGATATGCTCTCTTGTTCGCCGTCTTGATTGCCATATCCGCATAGTCTGAAAGCGTGTGTCTTGCACCGTTTTTGTACTCCACACAATTAAGCCCTGCGTTGAGCATATCTTTACAAGCCATATCAACTGCTTTTTCGTAAGTGCCTGCACCGGTGTTTGCGTACACCTGAGCATTGAAGATTGCCTTGCGATACTTGTCATTGCTCATTCGCAAAACTGCCGTTTCTGCCCTCTTTAAATCGTCTGTGGTCGATTTTACAAGAGTATTGAGCTTACGGTTATTGACCTTAAAAAACTCGCCTGTGCTCGCTCCTGTGGGCATATTCGGTGTAAAGCCGTTCTTAATAGCCTCGAGGATTTTTACTTCCTGTTCTGCGTTGCCGTCGGCTCTTGCGGTGTGTATCATCTCTTCAACCTTGCTGTTAATGCTCTTGAACTGCTTGCCGAATTTTTGGGCGTTCGTTTTGCGGTACTCCTCAAGCGCCTTTAGTTGTTCTGCCTGCCATTGGGTCCAATTATAGCCCTCTTTTTCTTCTTCCACCCTGTGACGGCTGAAATTGCGCATCATACTGTCAATAAGTTCATTTTCGATTTCTTCAAAGGCTTTTCCGATATCATAATCACTCATCTGTCAGTCCTGCCAAATCGTCGAATGACGAGGTTTCTTTCTCGCTTGCGATGCCCTGTTCTTCTTTTATCCTCTGTACCTCTTCGGCTTTCCAATCGTCCGACTTACTGTCGCCGTACAATTCCTCGACCGAGGTTTCAACAGACATCAAACCGCCCTGTCTTGCTTTTGATACAGTTTCAACCTGACTTTCAAATGACGGATTGGCGTACTCACCAAAGTTTACGGATACCTCTATTCCGTCAACAATTCCCTTGCCGTTAAGCTCACTGTCGGCATTCAGCACAGCATTTACAAGGCTCTGCATAGCGTTCTCGGTGAGCTCAACAAGGTTCTGTCTTGTATATAGAGTTGTTTTCTCTTTTTCTCTCTGTGCCTCGGCATTATCAAGTTTTTTGGTATCAATACCGAGCGTTGACGGAGATATAACACCTTGTAAACAAAGGTCAAGTGCGGTGATGTATGAACTTAAATAGCTTTCGTGCTGAATCTGCGGACTTTCGGTGTAAATCCTATTGCCGTTGCCGTTTTCCGACATATCGTTTCCTACTGCAATAAATCGGTTGTCAAACGGATTTGGCGATATCGGCTGACAGGTTTCGGGATTTCGAGGGATAAGACATTCAGGCACATACTGCTTTGTTCGGCAGGCTCTTAAAGCGTCCATCCACTGCGACCACACCTCGTCAAGGCTGTCGAAAGCGTCTGTTTTTATGCCAATAATGCCCGCACCTCTGCCCTTGTGGCACGATTTGCCGTAAATAACCGGTACTGCCCACATATACGATGTATCAAAGGTTACACCGTTGCTGTCTATCCAATCAAGTGCCTTAACTGTGTGTAAATCGACCTCTCTGCCGTTATCATCATACAAAACATAACGAATATAGCCGTAACCGTATGTTTCCTCAAAACGGAAATGTCGGTGATTTTGCGTGTAATCGGTATAAAACTTAACTTCTCTGATTCTGCCGCGCACATAAGTAAAGTCGATGTTTTCGGCAGGATACCATTCAACAATCGGAACATCTGATACAGCCGTGTCAAAGCTGACCTTAAAAGCACCGTCACCGACAACACATAGGTCAAGGAGCATTTGCTTTATTACACCTGCGAGTTTGTTTTCTTTCTCTATCTCCGCCCACCGTTCGGCATAAGCTGTCGTATTTTTGCTTGTAACCTCTGTACCGTTGTAGTCTGCAATCACAATATTAGCGAGTGTATCGCAAATGAGAGCGGGCAAGCCTGTGTGGATTTTTCGTATTTTCAGCCCTTTGGTACACTCGGCAGACCAAAAGCGTGTTTTGTCGCTGTCAAGCTGTGTGTAAAGCTGTGAAAGCTGTCTGCTGTTGCCCCAATACCAAATGCGGTTGGTAAAGCATTCAGTTTGATGATTGCTCGTTTCGTCAACGGTTATCGTTCTGTCGGGCGCTTTAGTGATATGTAAAAAATTTCTTAATCCTGTTCTTATTGTATCAGCCATTCTGTTTATCAGCCCCATTTATTTCACTTCCAATAATATTTTTCCAATAATATTTTTAAACGGCAGCCACGCATACTGTCCACTGTTTATACAATGGTCGTGGCCGTCCTCGGGTGTGTTGTCTTTATCCTCTCGCCAGCTGTAAATCTCAAACTCGGCAATCGTGTTTTTACAATGTTCAAGAACAAAATAACAGTCAGTGGCAAGCCAGCCAAGCACAAGGTTAATTCTGTCAATAATCTTGGTTTTCTTCCAGGCATTTGCGAAGTCATAAATGCAGCCGTGCTGTCGCTTGTACTTTTGATATTCTGTAATCGTTGCTTGGTCCGCATTATCAATAAAAGCAGTTCTCGCAAAGCCCCACTCCTCTCGGTTGCGGTCAAGAAAATCAATGAAATTTCGTACCGTATCACTCGGAGCAATCGGAGTTTGAAGTTCGGCATTGTTATACACCCTCTCGTCAAGCTGAATACACTTGCCCTTGTTTGTAATACCGAAAAAGGTCATTGCGATTGTGTCGGGTGACTTCTGCGAATATGCGGTGTCAAGTCCTGCCGTAAACTGAATAAAATGCTCGCTTTTGCGGTCGGAGTTTAAAAACCGCTTTGCCCATTCTTTTGTTTTTATGTGCCTTGCCCTCTCAAAGTTTGAGAATACAAGCCCTGTTGCCCTGCCTCGCAATCCTAAGATTTTGTTTTTATAAAGCTTTGTTCCTTTTGGAGCAGAGGCTTTTTTCTTTTCAACCTGTTCGGGTGTAAGGCTTAAATTATCGGTAAAAGAAAAGAACCAATACCGCCAATCCGGCACAGGTTCTTCGTTAAGCTCCGTCATAATCTCGGGCGGAACATCTTTTGCATATTTCTTAAACGGTCTTGAACGGTTCACAAATTCCTTGTAAACAGGCAAAGACGGGTCATCGGGGTTAAGCGTTGCAAGCAAATAGTCATTTCGGGTTGACATCTCTCGGATAAACTCAATATCGGCGGTGTTTATCTCATCAATATACACACAGCCAAATTGTGCACCGAGTACCATTTCCCATTTATCTCGACTGCTGTAGCCGAGAATATAGATAATTTTGCCCTCAAACTTGATATGCGGGAGCTTGTAGTCCTTGTCGCCGTTGCCACAGTAAACTGCGTTACGGTGCAGGTCGAGAATACCGTTATCCTGCTGAATGATAGTTTCCTCCGCCTTGCCGGTTGTCTTGGCGGCAATGGCATGTATCTTTTTGGAACTTTGCGACACCATTCGCATAAACTTTACACCGGCACCGACCGTTGTCTTTCCGGAAGCAGTAGTTAAGTACCCTCAAGAAAATCCGCACTTACATTGTTTACGCTGTTGATAAAATCTATATATTTTTGTGACAAAGGGAATTTACTCAAAGGCATTTACATCACCTCCAAAAGCTCATAACCAATAGGCTTTGTTGCTCCGTGAAGATAGTTGTATATCGTCTTTTCATTTACCCCTAGCTTTTTGGCGGCTTCTGATTTAGAACCAAAAACACATTGAACTTTGCCGTTAACGATCATTTTCAGCTTCTTCTTACAACGATTTTGTGCTTTGACAATGTTGACTTTACATTCTTCTCGATAATCAGCCTTAGTTCTATATGCGTGTTCACTATTCTCTTGCGGCGTGCACCATTCAAGATTATCAACAACATTGTTTTCTTTGTTTCCGTCAATATGATTAACATATGGTTTGCCCTCAATAGGCGGAAGAAAAGCTTCTGCAACAAGTCTATGAACGTGAACAACTGTAGGTTTTTCATAGGGCACAGTACCCGTTCGTAAATTAACTCTCAGATAGCCGTTGCTTGCCTTACGCTTACTCAGAACATTACCTGAAATATTGTTGCGAACATTTCCGTAATTGCTTACCGAGTATCTTTCAAAACCCTTTAATGTAACTTTCTTGAATATCTCTTTCATAGTTGTAACCTCCAACTTATTTTGTATCTTATTCGTCAAGTCCCTCACCGCCTAACTGTCTGAACACATCAGAGAGCTTTTCGGATTGCTCAACCTTTGCGTCAACCTTGACAATGTATTCACCAGTCATTTTGTTGAGTGTATCAATCGCACGAATACGGTCTGACGGGTCCTGCTCGTCACTTCTTGCAATGTCAGAGAGAGCAACCTGTCTGTCTTTAGCACTCATAATGCGTTCATCTTTGAGCTTGTCGGATAACTCTTTGATGTATTTTGAAACTCCAACATTCTCCAACAATTCATACGCTCTTGCGTTTGCGTAATTTTCTGAATATCCTGCCTGTATCGCACACTGAACGGTGTTACCGCTCTGCGCATAATATTCGGCAAACTTCTTCTGCCTTGCATTTAATTTGTCTTTCACGGTATCACCGCCCTTTCTAAAAATAAGCAAAAGAAAAGACAGCACATTGCTGTACTGTCTTATAGCAAGCGTCCGGATTTGCACCAGACATTCATATAGCTATGCGTATGGGGTTGCGTCAATTTACCGTTTATTCATTGCCCTTTCTTAGAATTAGTTAAGATTTAGTTTTCTTGCCTGTTTTCCAATCAATGCCCTGTTTCGCAAGCAATCTTCTTGCGGCTTGTGTTGATTTATTATCAGGGTGTCCGTGAGCGGCTGTCAATCTCCTTTCAACAGGGCTTTTATCTCTGATTAAACCTCTGCTCACTAAGGAATTATATTCTGTTCTTGCACTCTTACGCCGTTTTGCGTAGTCCTCGTTTGCTTTCAGAACTTCTTTTTCAAATCTATCCTGTCCACGCTGAGTTTTCAAAGCCCTGTTTCCTCTGACTTTATCAACTGTATATCCACTCGTAATATCCCCAACGCCTTTCAACATAAGAAATTCATCTTCTGTAATAGCATTTGAAGGAATACCTGCGGGATTTTTTAACTTTGGCACTGTTCCGAAACTTCCGCCTCTACCACCCATATTACTTTACACCTCTAAATTTTTCCTGAAACGATTTTATATTGATGATGTTACCCTGACATTCTTCGGGGACTTTGCCGTAAAAAATAACTGTTTCGGGTTTTAATCTTCTCAACATTTCATTGTAGCCGTTCAAAAACAACTGCTTAGATTCCTTAGCTTTCTGCGTACCGACACTTGACACGGCAACTGTTCCGCCTTTCGGTTCTCCGTCAAAGCACCAATCAAGGCTCTTTTCATCACTCCAACAAATTGTAGGTATCACCTCAATGCCGTTGAGCTGTAAATATGCACCTATCCAATGCTTGCGATAATGATTGTATATCTGCAAAGCCTTTGGGTAGTCTGCGTAAAGGCTAAAATCAGGTGATAACACACAATTGAATTTTTGTAGCCTCTCAATGTACCTGTCGGGTGTATTCCATAATCTTTGGAACTGGTAATCGTCCAAAAAGAAATGCACACCGCAGTTGTTCTGCTTACTGCTCAAAACTTCATTAAATCCGATAAAGTTGTTTTCTGTAATTTTTGTAGGCTCAATAATCGGGATGTCATATTCTCCTGCACCCTGAAAAATCGCTCTTGTGCTATTTTCGTAACCTGTACCGCATTTGTCTTTATACATTAATTCCACCCCGCAAAAGCAAAACCGCCCTCAACGAGAGCGGTCTGCCGTTATTTTTGAAAAAGGAGAACTACAAAATGTCTCTTATTATCGATTTCTTCATTTTATATTATATCACCCTTAGAACGGAAAAACGGACAAATTTACCAATGGTGGCGGTTGCACATTTTTCTTATGTTATCCGGTGTATTTATTCCGCCTGTATCAACTGCTATCTTCGCCCAGCTGTATCGCAGGCTAAGGTGCATAAATAAGCAGTTCTCCACAAAATCGTCACGAGATAGGCTGTTGAGTGCTGCGTTTCGGCGGATTTCAAGGTTTTGTATCTCCCTTTGAATATCTGCAATCTGCACCACCGCATTGCCGACCTTGTCAGATGTTTGACCTGCACTCGGTAAATCCGACAGCTTAGGCGATGTATTGTCAGCCTCGGCGGCTATGCGTGCAATCTTAGCTTTTAACCTCGTAATTTCTCGGTTTATGTCTTTGATTTCTTTTGCGGTCATTCTTCTACCTCACTTTCAAGCCAATGTTTTGTGCAGTTAATACAATTATGATTAAATTTTTCACCTATTTCGCAATCGCAATAACTATATGGCGGGTCACCTGGTATGTTATATGGGCAACTGAAAAAGGCTATACAGCTATCAGCCATTTCGTCGATACTCATTGATTTGATTTTTTCAAAGTTTGTCATTGTGTTCACACCTCACTTCAACAATTCATCTGTTGTAATGTTAAATAAATCTGATATAGCTATTATGGTTTCGATATTAGGCTCAAATTTTCCCTGCTCATAGTTTGAAATACTTGTCCTGCTCAAATAGAGCTTTTCGCCCAACTCATCTTGCGTTAATCCATTTTTAAGTCTTAACGCTTTTAGCTTTTCGGGGAATGCCATTATTTTTCACCTTCCAGTCTTCTTTCAAGCCGCTCAATCTTTTTATGTTTCCATTCATTCACTTCTTTATCGCATTGAAACATTATCTTGCATTGTTCAAGCATAATCTCAACATCTGCAATTTCTTCAAAGATATTATCAACAGATTTCAAATCATCTTCAAGTGATGTTTTTTCTTTAGTATAATTTAATCTTATAAGGCTTTTACACAAAGCCTGCGACAATTCAGACAACTCTTCGACCGTCTTTATCATCTGATTTTCCAAACCATATGTATTGATTGCTTTATACATAGTCTCTTTTGATGTCATTCTTCTGCCTCACTTTCATCAAGCAACATCTTTTATATTTCTTTCCGCTTCAATCTCGTGGTATTCTTCATCGTTTAAGTTAAGTCCTGTTTTTACATATACGCAATCAACACAATAACTTGAGTATTGCAATCCGCATTTTTTACAAGGCATTGTTGCTCACTCCTTATCCATCTTTGCACCGCAATGGGGGCAATAATTATACAACTCGTCTTTCCAAGAAACTAAAAATAAATAATTATCGCATTCTGAGCAATGATATTCAGTGTACCCTAAAACATCTCCAGTCGATACCCACTTTCCGCGTTTAATCTCTCGCATATCACACACGGTGGCTTCGTTGGGTTTACTTCCGTCAACTTCGATAATATGCTTAACTGTTTCGGCATTTCGTTTTGAATTAAAGTATATCGTGTTTACACTACCGTCTGCGAACGGTATATCCAACGCATAATCACCGCAGAAATCACGGATTTTTAATTTATTATCCATTTATCTTCATTCCTCCAGCAGTTCCGGATTGTCATAGATGTTGCCGATAACTTCAATATCTCTTGAATGATATTGTCTGCCTAATCCCGTATATATCGAATCATATACAATTGCAAATTCAGTTTCGTTTGTGTCATACTTAACAACACCATAGCTTTCACTGTCAGAACGGTCTGGAAAATCAACAATATCTCCCTCAAAAATTTTCGTGCCGTTCTTATCTTTCATTCCTGTGTACTGCCCGACTGTATCTGCGTAAACGGGATATTTTTCTACTGTAGGATTTTGCTGATAAATTATTGCAAAATCACCCTCACCATTCTGTGGGAAAATACCGCCGTAAACCCAATTGCTTTTTATTTTTTCACCACTCAATGTGACTTTTTCGCCATATCTGCGAGTTTGACCTCTGAATAATATTTCTCTCATAATATCCTCCTTAAATTCTTCGAAGCCTTTCGAGTGCCGTATATTCTCCGTAGCTTAAGTGTGTTCCGTGCCGCTTATTATACAAATTGATTTTCTTGCATTTTTCTTCAAGTGTATCGGATTTATTGTAATTGCGTGCGGCTGTTTTTCTTAATTTGCTGTTTTTGATGATTTCTCTGTGCTGTTGTTTTCTCATTTCAACACCGCACTCGGTGCAGTATTTTTGATTTGCACTTCTTTTTTCAAATGCTTGCATACATAATTCGCAGATTGCCTGCTGTTTCATTCTTTCATCTCCTTTACCTTTTCACTTATTCTTTTAACAAATCCGTTCTCATTTGTTAATAGCTCTATCGTCTGCAACGCAAGGCTTAGCATTTCGTCTTTGGTTGCCGCCTGCTTGTACATCTTGCGAACGAGATCGGCGGATTTCTTTATATTGCCCTGTATTCTCGTACACAGTCTTAAATACTCCTCGCTCTCATCGTTGTACTGTCTGTACTCACTCTGCAATTCCTGTTGAAGTTTCAGGCAAGTAATCATATCCCACCCCTTGTGGCGGTTGTTGTAACCGAGTTTTGCAAGTTTTGAAAAGTATTTGTATTCGGCAGGCGGATAGTCGGTATAATCAAGCTGACCGTCAATAGCTTTATCCTCAAGCCTTGCAAACTCTGTTTTGTCTTTAAAATTTGGTTTCATATATTCCTCCCTGTGTCGGGTTGTGTCGGGTTTTCGTCATTTTACAATAACCCTTTATATATAAATATATTTATTTTTTCTTATACGAAAGGTTATAAAAACCCGTCAACCCGACACAACCCGACACACTGCAAAATGTAAACTCGAGTTTACATTTTCGTTTTGTCATTCCAATTTGTCCAAACGTTTGCACATTTTCAGAATTTGTTTTGTCCATTCGAGTGGACATTTTCGCTTTATCACCCCAAAATGGGAAATTGATTTCCTATTTTAGGGCGGATTTTTTATTCTAATAAATGTTACTGTAAAACCCTACGGCTTTGCCGAGGATACGAACTTTGTTCATTTCTTCTTTTTGGTAATAGAGAGGCTTAAAGGTGGGATTTTCGGGGCGAAGTTCTATGCTGTTTTCGGTTTTATAAACTCGCTTGAGAGTTGCCTCATCTTCAATGAGCACCGCTGCGATTTCTCCGTTCTCAACTTCCGGCTGTTCTCGTATGAACACTATGTCGCCGTCAAAAATGCGTGCGTTTATCATACTGTCGCCTTTGCACCGTAAAGCAAAGGTGCCTTTTGCTTTTTCGGGCATATTTATGTAGTCCTCTATATTTTCTTCTGCAAGAATAGGCTCACCACAGGCTATTGTGCCTAATAAAGGAACTTTAACCATTGTAGGTATCGGCTCTATATTTTTGATGTTGGAGAGGTCTGCTTGTTCGCTTTCTCTTTCCATTGAAACATCGTCAAATCCCATAAGCCAAGCCTCACTTACATTTAAAGCCTTAGCTATTAAATATGTGCGAGTTTGCTTAGGTTTGAACTTTCCTGACATATATTGGCTCATAGCGGATTTAGGTATTTGTGTTCTTTTGCATAATTCAGTTTGAGTTATGCCTTTTAATTCCATAGCTTTTAATAACTGTTTATAAAATTCAGCCATAAGTTTCACCTCGTCTTTACTTGCATTATATAATAAAGTTTAGAAAAAATCAAGATATTTTTCAAAATTGTTTAGAAAAATTGAAATTTTGTATTGACAAATGATTTTTAATGGGTTATACTTAGTTTAGAAAAACTAAACAGGAGGTGACTACAAATGAATAATCCAGCTTTTGATTACAGCAAGCTCAAAGGCAGAATTAAGGAGAAGTGTGGAACTTGTTTCAACTTTGCTAAGAGTTTAGGCTGCTCAAGCAACACTTTGTCGGCGAAAATCAACAATGCAAGTGATTTTTCACAGACAGAGATTATCAAATCAGTTGATATTCTTGGATTAAAGAAAGAGGATATTTCAACTTATTTTTTTACACCGAAAGTTTAGTTTTCTAAACTTTTACAGATACCAAGAGAACAGCATAGGAAAGGAGTGATATAGTGGAAATAACAGTAAAAGGTACATCAAAAGAAATTGCTGACCTTGTATTGCAAGTACAAAGTCAGCAAACAAAAGTAACGTCAGTTAATATTTCCAATAGTAACGCCGATGATTTGGTCGTAAAATACAACCATAAAATTCATATGAGTGATTGTGTCGGACGATGTTGATCTTATTTTTACATCTTTTAAAATTATGTAACCATCATTACCAACAATTACAGGTTCGGAATCTGTAGAAGAAATATTTTTTAAGTATTCTTCTTTAGTATTATCGCAAATCTCATATAAAACGCCGCACAAAGAATTTTCATCGTCTATTTCCTGCTCAGACGGGACCTTACCTGAAATGATTCCGGCAGAAGTTGTTAATATCAAGTTGTTTTCTTCTAAACCTTCGACTTTCGGAATACAAGACATAGCTATTATTAAGCTTTTCTTAAGTGATGAATGATTCATATTAATTTCACCTCGCTTTCTGTATATGGTTAGTGAATTGGGGTTCACCACTAAATATAGTATAACATAAAAAGGTCGTGAAATCAATGCACATTAAAGAATTTAGTATAATTTTGAGAGAAAACAGAAAACAAAGAGGAATTTCGCAAAGCGAACTCGCTAAAAAAGCAGGCTTTACAAAAAGAGCTATCCAATACTGGGAGAAAGGAGAAAAAAGCATTTCACTTGAAAACGCTGATAAGTTGTTTAAGGCGTTAGGCGTACAGATTACTATTGGGACTCAATAACAACTCGTTATCGAGTTTAATTTTAAGGAGGAAACAAAATGGCAAGTTTAAAACTCATTGACACCAAGGATAAATTCCTGCTTGAGATTGACGGCAAGGAAATCCCGTATGTTACAAGCTATCAGATTACCCGAACAGTAGGCGACGTGGTACTGCTCAAGCTGGCACTCAGCGTTGCCAATGTGGAAAAGGTTGAAATCGTATCAGACAAAATCACAGAGGAGAGCAGGAGGGAATGACATGGCAAGAGAAAAGCCGTTATTTCGAGACAACCTCGACAGGTTAGACGTTGCGTTTCCGGATAAGGAAGTTTTGCAGTATCGGGACATCGCAAAGTATCTCGGAAAAAGTTGCGTTACTGTTAAGCGACACTTTCAAAAAGACTATAACAAGAAGCTCGGCGGAATCAGCAAGGCAGTCCTTGCAAGTATTTTGAGCTGATTAAGGAGAAGAATTACAATGGCACTCAGACACATTAAAACAAAACGCAGTCTTAAGGACGAGAACAAGCACTTACATAGCTTGGTTAAGCACTTGCAGATTGAGCTTGAGAACGCAAGGCTTGACCTTTGCATTAAGAATGACGCAATCAACGGTTACAAAAACGAAAACATAAGGCTTAGACAACGCATTAACAGTATGTATGAGTATGATGTTTTCGCGGAGGAGGTGAAGAAATGAGCAATAAAAAAAGTGCCTGTGACACCGCGAATGCCACAAGCACAAAGAACAATAAGCCTAATTCAATTATATCCTCTGCAACAAAAAAAATCAAGTTGTGCAACGAAAAAAATCTTAAAGACCGTAAATCTAAAGCAATTCTTGAGCCGGTAAAGAAAATGCTCTGCGAATTTTCAGAGCAGAACGAGGAATTTGCAAGAGCCGTTACGGCTGCAGAAAACCTTGAAAACCTGATTGACGAAGTGGGAAAGAAGCTCCCCGCTGCAGTTTCCGACCTTGATGTGTATCAGCAGATTGTCGGTAAGATTTTCCCTGGAGCAAAGGTTACTTTCGCAATGCAGATACATATGTCCGAGTATGAGCTTGAAGAGCCTGATGTAGCAGAGCAGAAAACGGATCCGGTTACTCTTGACCTCGGCAATCTTATAGATTGGTAGGTGTCGGTATGATTAAAAATCCCGAATATCTGCTCGAGAATATTCCTGATATTACAGCTGAAAACGAAGAGCAAATAGTGCAGTATTTCCCACAGTATGCCTTTTATGAAAATAAAGGCAGGGGCAGATGTGATTGCTTTTGTACAAGCTGTCGTTGCTGGCATCTTAATGAGCCGTTCAGTCTTGCACATAATCAAATTCACATATGCAACCATTGTGGTGAGACCGTCAAAGCAAAGGCTTTGCATTACGGCAGAAAGAAACTTGAAAGAAGTCGCAAGTTTGGATTTTGCTTTGCTCAGAGCGGCAGACTGTACATCAGATTTGTAACGGTTTATCAGAGATTTTCGGAAGATATTTACAACGAAAATCCTGTCGAAATGATGCCGCAATATTTTTTTTCAAATGAATATCTGTATGTATATGAAAAACACGCAATGCAAAGATTTGCATACAACTGGTACGGCAAATCATTTTATCCGATGAAAACAGACGGAATTATTCCTTCTGCTTCACAGAGCTTAGCGTGGTGGGGTCCGTCAGAAAAAAACTTGTATTCAGGCTGGGATTCAACCGTACTTTTAAATCTTGATGTAATAGCTGATACGGATCTTAGATATTCGTGTGCGGATGAGCTTTTAAATAGATGTACGGTCCAAGAGATTCTCAAATGGCTGAACATATATGTAAGGCACAATAATGCAGAGTATTTGATTAAAGGCGGATTTGATAGGATTGCAGACCTATTGATGAACGGTCAGCTAAAGCTAAACAAAATCCATTGGAAAGAAAACAATCTGCTTAAAATGCTTGGGTGTCGCAAGACGGATATACACAGCTTTGCCGAATATGACACAAACGAAATTGAGCTTTACCGCAACATTATTAAAGAAGAACCGAACATTCAGAACGCAAGCGGTTTTATAAGCAGTCTGTCAAAGCTTGGGACTTTTGCCGTTAACGAAATTCACGATGCCGGTGTTAAATACAGGCAGATTTTGAAGTACGGCAAAAATCATCAGAGAGTAATGCTGTGGAAAGATTATCTCGACAACTGCAAAAGACTTCCCGAGGGAATTGAAGAGCTGATGCCTGCTCATCTTGAACAGGCTCACGACAGAGCCGTTGAAAAGGTTGTTTATTACACAAATAAGGCTGAGGCAGAAATGATAGCTAAGAGGGCAAGAGCTCTTAAACCTCTGTTGATGGACACGCAAAATCTTGTAATGCTTGCGCCTACAACAGGCGAAGAAATTATTTCAGAGGGCAAAATTCTTAAGCATTGTGTCGGCGGATATGTAAACCGTCACGCAAGAGGCGACACAATAATCCTGTTTATTCGGCATAAAGCGTCACCGTCAATTCCTTACTTCACGATTGAGGTAAATCCCGAAAGCCTGACGATAGTGCAATGTCACGGCTACAAAAATGAACTAGAATCGAATCATAAAAAGCCACCCGAAATTGTTGAATTTGAACAGCAATATACTAAATTTTTGGAGGATATAAAAAATGTCAGAAATAACAGTAAGCGAACAGCATAAGCAGGCGATAGAACTTCATCAGAAAATTCTTGTAAGTGCAAACCTTGCTCAGCAAAACATATGGGATATGTGCAGCGGACTTAAAACAATGCGTGACAACAAGCTGTACAAGGAGCTTGGCTATCCGAATTTTGAGGAGTACTGCGAGAATGAAGTAGGAATGAAACGCAGTAATGCTTATAGATATATTTCTATTGCAGAAAAAATAAGCAAAGAAAATGTCCCAACGTTGGGACATTTTAGTAAATCAAAATTAATGCTCCTTGCTACCGTAAGCGAACCCGAACAGGCAGAAATTGCCGAAAAGCTTGACATTGGAAACACAACGGTTAAGCAGTTAAAAGCAGAGATTGACAGGCTGAAGGGCGAAAAGCAGGAGGCAACCGACAAGAGCATTGACTATTGCAGACAGCTCAATAACGCTAAGAAAGACGCAGACTATTACAAGCAGCAGGCGGACACTTCAAAAGAAAGCTATCGCAATATTGAAAATCAGCTTGCAGAGGAAAAAAACAAAAATTTTAAGCTGACAAATAAAGTTCAGGAACTCGAAAGCCGTCCTATCGAAGTTGCCGTTGCAGAACCGAGCGACAGTGAACGCAGGCTTAACGAAACTATCAAGGCTCTTGAGCGTGAGAACATCAAACGCAACGACGAACTCGAAGCGGAATATCGTGAGAACGAGAAAATCGTAAGAAAACAGCTTGAGGACGAAAAGCAGGAGGCTCTTCGCAAGCAGAAAGAGGAGTACGAAGAAAGACTGCAAAATGTTCAGACGGCTGACGGTTCATCGGATGATAAGGATGTCTTTAAGGCTTATTTTTCAATCGCATATGACAGCTTTAATCGTATGCTTGAATTTGCAAAACAGTCACAGGATAAGGAATTTTTCAAGGGCAAGGTTGAACATTTAATAGAAGCACTTGCCACACAGAACATCAATCTATAAAGGAGAGAAAATACAATGAAACTTTATGAGCTTACTGAAACTTTTGCTAACCTGTTCGGTCAATTTGAGGATATAAACGATTATGAGCCTGACACGAACGCAGACGGACAGCCGATTGACGGAAACGGCGACATTATCGAAGATGTTGAGGCATACAAGGGCAAAATGCTTACAGCGTGGTTTGATACACTCGAGGGCATTGAGGGCGAATTTGACGAGAAAGCAGAAAGCATTGCAGTCTACATCAAACAGCTTAAAGCCGAGGCTAATACACTCAAGTTTGAGAAATCTGCAATTGCTAAGAGGCAGTCGCAGAAAGAGCGAGAGGTTGAAAAACTCGCTGCATATCTTCTTAACGCAATGAAAGCAATCGGCAGGAGCAAGGTAGATATGCCGCACGCAGTTGTATCAATCAGAAACAACGCACCGAGCCTTGTTGTTGATGATGAAATTTCATTTGTTGAGTGGGCGGAGGAACACAATCTTGCCCACCTCTTAAAGTACAATATGCCCGAAGTGAAAAAGAATGATGTCAAGGCTCTCTGCAAAAAGGGCGAAGAAATCCCCTTCGTGCACATGGAAGCCAAGCAGTCATTAAGTATTAAGTGAGGTGTTACAGATGATTGATTTTTCAGAGGTAACAAGAGCAAAGTCAAAGGCACGAATTGCCGTAACAGGTCCGTCAGGCAGCGGAAAAACATTGTCAAGTCTGTATCTTGCATACGGCATTACAGGCGACTGGTCAAAGGTTGCTTTGATTGATACAGAACACGAAAGAGGTCGCTTTTACGCAAACAGGACAGACCTTAATACAGGCAAATTTCTTTATGCCTCAATGACACCGCCATATACACCTGATAAATATATTGAATATGTGAAATCGGCGGCTGATATTGTCGGTTCTGACGGTGCAATTGTTGTTGACAGCTTTTCCCATTGTTGGGATAACGAGGGCGGTGTTCTTGATATAAAATCGCAGATTGCTCAACAGCGTGGCAAGAACGATTATACCGCTTGGGATGAAGCAGGTAAAATTCAGAACAACCTTGTAAATACAATTCTTTCGGTTGATTGCCACACAATTATTACAATGCGTGCCAAAATGGCTTATGCAATGGAAGTAAATGACAGAGGAAAAACCGTGCCTGTAAAAATCGGACTTGCCCCTGTTCAGAGGGAAAACACGGAATATGAATTTGATATGTGTTTTCAGCTTGACCGTACTCACAACGCAAGTCTTTCAAAAGACACAACATTTCTTGACAGCTGGACAGGCATAATTACACCTGAACTTGGTAAACAGCTTGGCGAATGGCTCTCAAAGGGTGTCGAACTTCCGAGATGTTCCGATTGCGGAGATGTAATTATGGCATACGGCAAACGCACCGTTAAACAAATTATTGACGGCACGACCAAAAACTACGGCAGACAGCTCTGTATGCAGTGTGTCGCTAAACTGATAAAGCAGAAGAAACAGGAAAAGCAGAGAGAGGGTGCCGGAAATGCAGCTTCGACCGTATCAGAATGACCTTGTTGAACAGGTAAGACAGGCTTGGCGAGAGGGGTACAAAGCACCTTGCATAGTCCTTGGCTGTGGCGGCGGAAAGTCTTGCATTGTCGCAGAAATCGCAAGACGAACAACTTGGAACGGTAAACGGGTGCTGTTCCTTGTTCACAGGAGAGAGCTTGTTGACCAAATATTCAAAACCTTTGTCCGCTGGGGTGTGCTTATGGATTTGTGTCAGATCGGTATGGTGCAGACCTTTACACGCAGGCTTAAAAAACTTCCTAAGCCTGCGTTAATCATTACTGACGAAAATCATCACAGCCTTGCACAAAGCTACAAGCGCATTTATGAATACTTTTCCGATGTTCCGAGGGTGGGAGTAACCGCCACGCCTATTCGCCTGAACGGTGACGGCTTGGGCGATGTAAACGATAAACTGATTGTCGGAGTAAGCACAAAATGGCTCATTGAGCATAATTGCCTTGCACCGTATGATTACTATGCTCCGAGTGTTGCGGATTTAACAGGACTACATACAAAAATGGGCGAATATGTCGCCTCGGAAATCGAAAAGGCAATGACGAAAAATACAGTTTTCGGCGATGTGATCAAGTATTACAAACAGCTTGCAGGCGGTAAAAAAGCGGTGTGCTATTGTTCAACTGTCAAACACAGCATGGCAACCGCACAGGCTTTTTGTGAGGCGGGCATTCCGGCAAAGCATATTGACGGAAGTACCCCGAAAGCTCAAAGGGAACAGATTATAAACGAATTTCGCAGCGGAAAAATTACAATTCTTTGCAATGTGGATTTGATTTCAGAGGGCTTTGATGTGCCCGACTGCGAATGTACAATTCTGCTCCGACCTACTCACAGCCTTACGCTTTACATTCAGCAGTCAATGCGATGTATGCGATACAGACCGAACAAAAGGGCGGTAATCATTGACCATGTGGGCAACTATGCAAGACACGGAATGCCTGATGATGATAGGGTATGGTCACTTGAAAAGCGAGAGAAAAAGAGTGTTAAAAAGCTTGAAGACGAGCAGGCAGCAAAGGTCAAGCAATGCCCCGAGTGCTTTTTTACATTCTCTGCACCACCACCGGGGCAGAAAGCCGTGTGTCCTCGATGCGGATATGAATTTCCGACAGCAGAGCGAAAGGTTGATTTTGATACTGCCGCAGAGCTTATAAAGGTTGAGGGCTTTAAGCTCGATTTCAGTTCACCATCTGATTGCGGCAGCTACAACGATTTACTTGTTTACGCAAAAACACACGGCTATAAGCCCGGCTGGGCGTATTATCAAGCACGAAAGAGAGGATTGATAGCTTGACAGAAGAACACGCTATACAGAATGAAATCCGCCTTGCAATTGCACCGTACTGCGATATTTTTCGTATCAATGTCGGACAGGGTTACACAAAAGACGGACGATATTTCAGCACAGGTGTACCACCGGGGTTTTCTGATTTATTCGGTGTCAGAAAATCAGACGGCAAGGCGGTATTCATTGAGGTTAAAACAGCAAAAGGCAGAG